AACCGCGACACTTTAAGCTATCGACTACACCACCGCCCACACCATCTTCATCGCAGATCACATTGCTAAGTTTTATACCATGCCTATCACATAGCTGGCGAATGGTAGTGACTACTGTTGTGATTGGTTGCTTTCGCAGTTCGTGTATTTCGATTAGGTGCAATCCATGCCACACGCAAATAACACTTCTATCTTTTCCAAGTCGCGCAATGTCGGCACTTATAAATTTATCGCCTTTGCTTTCTTCATCCCGGAAGCAGCGCACTAAATCGTCATACTGATATAGGTTATCTACGGACTCATCATACTCCCAATCTCCATCCAGTAGACGTCTTCTGTCCACTTCAGGCAACATGCGCAGCGTTTCAATGTACGATTCGGGTAGATGCGGATTGTCATTTGGCAATGATTGTATGAACGCAAGATGTTGCGGTAAGCTTTCCGTCTTAAACGGGGCGTAGAATTCGTTGTACAGCCATCCTTTTGATGGATTGCATGTAAGCAGCATCTTTGGTTTGAGATCATATTGATTTAGTTTAAATCGAATACGTGACTGTAAGATATCTATTGCACGTTTGCTAACCTGTGCTGCCTCGTCTACGTAGGCATCTGTTAATTCTAACCCGCCTAAACTATGGAACTCCGCATCTGATGGATAAGCAAACAAGTCTTTAAGTATTATTTCGCTTCCGTTACTGAAGGTAATTACATTCGTTTGATTGTTGATTGTGTAATGCTCATTAGGTGCAAGTCCTAACATATGCGCTACTTCGAAAAACGTTTTTAGCGTGGTCTTCTTTAGCGTGTCAAGTTTACTTCTACCTATCAAACCACGTGTGCCGGGATATTTGAACCTGCGGCTTATCTGCCATGCACAACCAATGAATGATTTACTTCCACCTGCTGCACCACCGAAAAGAATAACACGTGCTGGATGTGAGTTACCCAGCACGCGCAATGCTTCTTTTTGTTTCGGCAGGTATTCAATCATGTAAACAATCCGATGTACATTCCAACCAATCCACCGCACAGTGTGGTTATCATGTCAAGCGTGCTAAATTGTTTTTCCTTAAGCACTGAATCAAATAGTTCTTTGCCTGCTGCAAACGCAAACACCACGATCATCGAGAATGGTGCGCTGAATATCGAAGCCGCAGCAGCGTAGATAGCAACACCATACAGCGCATGGTTAGCTTTGTCTTGTGGTAGGTTAGGCAGGTTCATTAGAATGGCAGGTCACCTGATGGTAGTTCGTCTACTTCATCACGTTTTACAAGTGGCTCACTCATCTTACCGGAAAAGAACTTACCATTCTTTCCTTCTTTAACCCACGCAGCCAGTCGCATCTTCTTTCCATTCACCATGATTTCACCTGTGTATTCAGGTGCATTGTTGGTTGTCTTGTTGTTCTTGAATAGGGTGAACTGCCCTTCTTGCATTTGATAGTTGCTCATTGTATTAATTATTAATTATTCCGATGTCTTCAATCATTAGACTAATTGTGGTCTTGCCGTAGAAGTCCTGCGTTTCTACGACTTCAAAGGTTTCATGGTCAATGCTGTGACCATTGATGAAACCAATATAGATTTCAGTATCGTCGTGATACTGCGCAAGCTTATCCCACAATTCGCCAATAGTCATAACTTATATTCGTCTTTTTCGGTTAGCAAATGTAACTCCTCAAAGATAAGGCGCATTGCCATGTTATCACTCATTGCTGGGCGCATACTTCGCTTAGCTGTTAGCACGAATAGTTTGCGTAGTAGGTCGGTTTCTTTTTGCTTATCGTATTGCTTCATTTGTCACCTCCTTTTTTATTGGTTTTTTCTACTTCTTTGACAATTACATATAATAAAATTATTACCATAATCACGCAGAACTGAGGAATTACATAGGTTAAAAAATTGTGCATCATTTGTCACCTCCGTATGTTTCGTTGTAATAATCTTGTCCAGCCTTACCATTATCTATATATCCATCACGATAGGCTTGCTCATAACAATGAAAAATCTGCTCCATCTCCATTGCTTTGGCTTCTGCTAAGCACTTTCTATAATACTCTCTTTCTTTTGGGTCAGAGAACTCAAGGAATGGTAATAGGTGTGCAAATAACCATTCTGATGCTGTCTGTTTACTCATTCGTCACCTCCGTATGTTTCGTTGTAGTAATCTTTGAAATCTTCATGTAAAGCACCTTCTCTATAACCTTTTCGATAAGCATCAACAATCTGCTCCCTCTCCATTGCTTTGGCTTGTTCAAATAATTGACTTCTATTTCTTTCAGTCATATATTGATATAAAAAATCTAATTCGCTTTCTAACCATTCTACTGCTGTTTGCTTTTTCATATCAGTATTCATTTTGGTTTTCGATTAGTTCCTTATAACGTTCCTGCCTGTATTCCGTAAACTGATACGGCTTATTTTTGTACATCCGAAAGAAAATGTTATTATCCCATTGCGGCAGCGCATCGTATTCGCGCATGAGTGCAATCTCAAGTGGTGGTGGATTTTCCCTTTTCACTTCGCGCACCGGTTCTTCTTTGATGCTTAACTTATCTGCCGCCTGTTGCATCGCATCCATGATTTGCGGATGCTGGAACATTTCGTAGATATTATTCTGCTGCTTCTTACTTTCATTGATTGCATCACTTACCACTTGCCTTTCTTGATCATAAAGTGGAAACCATGCAAGCACCGTAGCTGGATCAATACGATTGAACAACGTGCCGTACTTACCAATGGCACCGTTATCAAAAATGATTTGCAGTTCTTCAAGTGAATACATCCACATCTTGTCCATGATTTGCTCAGCGCAAAACTCAATCTGCAAACTGTTCATGGTGTGCTGCACATTGACCAGTTGCACGCACCGGGCAAGCAATGACATCACTGCGACTTTGGTTAGTTCTTTATCAACCTTCCGAAGTAGACTGAGTTTTTCCTGCTGCATCGCGTGCGCGACTGATAGCGATTGCTTCGGTGAGAAGTTGGTTAGCTTGTGCAATGCTGTTTGCAGTTGTATTTGGTTGTTTTCCATTGTTATATTTTTTTTCTTTAATTACTTTATCAAATTCCCTACGCATCCAATTCCTTACTGAGCTGCGCCAATCCTTCATTGGTACTTTGCCAGCTATCCAGCCATTGGCTTCGTAGTGATCCATGAATGTGCGAGCGAAAGTAACCAATCTAAGTTCACTTAAAAAGTTATTTGCTTGCATGTTAAGTTCACCCATTAGGTTGTAAACTTCATGTTCTTCCGGTTTAACGAATCGTTTGCGAGTTACTTTTTTTTCATTTGCATCTTCAACTATAACTTCATTTATATTTTCAATTTCATTTACATTTACATTTTCCATATGTGTAACATATGTTTTAGATATGTTCGACACATCTTTTTTGGTTCTATTGTTTCTTCGGCTTTCGGAATAAGCTTTACGCTTTTGCATTTCAATGCTTAAACGCTCGTTAAAAAAGAAACCTTCTTCATCTTTTACGAATTTGCCGAACACATCAGCATCATATGAACCACATATGTGCAACATATCTTTTTCGGACAGTCTTCCTTTACTATGCTGAAGGCACAGAAGGGTAATATACTTACCCTTCTGCTCCATGTTCAACAGCATTGTTCCGGTTAAAAAGTCCGAAGAATAAAAAAGGAACGCTGGATCCTTCATATCATGTAAATTTTAGTAAACCTTTAGCACAATTTTCAATCGAATTAGCGCGTTCCACTAAGCTTTGAATTTGCTTACACACTTCATCATGATTGTAACTAACGTAGTAACCTTTGCTTGTACCAATAATTGGTAATGTGCCAGCACGACGTAAGTGGTTAATCATTTTACGCAATCTTACACCATTAAATGAAACGTTCAAAGAATGGTTTGCAATATGTGTTTTCATATCACTTACAATCTTTTCGCTTTTTGCTGGTTGTTGTTTGGTGTAATTGTTTAGAATATCGGTAAGTGTATCCAACAAACCGATTTCAACTGCGTTCAATTCGCAAGTTAATTCTTCAAAATTTGTAATCATAAAAGTAAATACCCACCACTACACGCAAAGGCGACCCAGCGCACGATTGTGCTTATGGCAATGCGGTAATGGTGGGATTTAAAAATGTTTTCATCTGAGTCGCGTTGCAAATATAGTCAAAACTATTCTGCTTCCAAATACTTTTTGACAGTTAATGTGAATTCTTCAAATGACCTGCACACTTTTACGCAGTATCCTGCATTGATAAGCTGTGCGTGAACGATTTTTTGCGTGTCTGAAAGTTTCCCTTTCTCAGTCTTCATCTCGATGAACAGCGCATGGTATGAACCTGATGGTATACATATCATCAAATCGGGCATTCCGGGCATAGCACCTTCTGCTTTCAAGATGTTCCACCGCTTCGCGCGTTGCACTGGTGTACCACCAATGAACACACCGTTTGGGAATGATGCAATGAGTGTGCGTGGGAATGAATAGCGAAACCATTCAACGCAACGCTGCTGCATCTTGCTTTCGTCATGCTTCATGCAGGTAACATATTAGACATTGCTAACCAAAATTTACCCACGTAGTCTTCATCTGCCTGAATGGTAACCACAGGCAAGTGCCTTTCAAGGTGCGAATACTCCCAACCGCCAACCGAATGCACTTCATAATCACAGCCAAGTGCTACCGGGCAATACTTTATGCTGTTTCGTTCAACAGGAATATCAAAGCGCACTAATACATTGGTGGTATAGTCAAGCGTAACCATGTAACACATGCGATATTCATTCACAATCTTGCGCTTAACAGTATAGAATTGCTTATCGCCTACACGTTTGATATCATGCACATCGTATTCGCTTTGCATCGAGTCGGTGAATTCTTCATGAAATTCTAAGTTGTTTAGGTTCTGCTCTATTTCGCGCCACCTTTTTTCCTTATCGTCATTGCTGAATACCAGCTTGCACCAATTAATCAGTTTGCCATTGGTCACATTCAAGTCTTTGCGCATCTGCTCAAAGCTCATGTGGTCAAAGTTCTTCATGATGTACAG